TTTAAACAAATCTGCTTCCCCCATCGTTCAGAGATGGGGGTTTTGAAGAGCTTCCTTAGCCATCGGAATGCCCCCTTATGCAAAGAGGGCGTCGATCTCTTCGTTCGTAATGCCAGTCATCGTGATCATCGGAGCCATCGGGTCCCAACTCGCGCCATTCCAAACGACATTCATCCCGGCGTCGATCTGATGAGCAGGATCGGCAGTCTCGACGTTGTACATATCGCCGGCTTTCACATCCTTGGTCGGCAACGCCGCATAGTTTTCGACGGAACCCTTGTAGTTCACAGCGCTCGCAATGTCCGTTTTCAGCGCGTACGGCGTGAGATCGATATTGACGCCCTTAGTTGTGATCGGCAGAGCGCCGCCGTTGACGCTCACCTTTTCGAGTACGTTCACTTGTGCGCCCACAGCGACTCCTTGCAGCTTCGTGAAGTCGGCAGCAGACATCAGACCCGCAGCATCAGCCGTGGCCGGACCATACGTCGTGTCCTGCGCCGGGATACCAAGAGCCGTAATGTCACCCTTGACGACCTTCGTCCCGAGAGTGACGTGCCCGTTACCGTCGGTCGTGATTTTGTAGAGACCCGCCGCAAGAGCGCCTGCCGTCACGGTCGGGTGTACATAAACGGGCGTCTCAACATCATTGATCTGGATGTTCCCGTTCGTTTCAGAGTTTTCGACCTTCGTCGCCTGAGCTGCGACACCTTGCAACTTGGCGAAGTCTTCCTTGCTCATCAGACCGTCTTTCTGAGTCGTTGCAAGCTCATAGATCGTCTGCGGCATCGTCACCGTTGCGAGCGTTGCACCAGAGACGCTCTTCAGCGTGATCGTGCGCCCCTCGATCGTCATCTGCCCGGCAACGACCGTCTTCAATTTGCTGTCGTAATGAGTCAAACCTTGCTTATCTAAAAATGCATTCAATTCACTCATTTTTCTCACTCCTTTTACGATTAAAAAAGATTGTCAATGAAAGAGTTGTCAATGCTTTCGACGTGAGCCCCCTCGCCTGGTTTACCAGGTTCTCCGGGTTTTCCGTCTGCCCCATCCTTGCCCGGAGGTCCCTGGATGCCAGGAACCTCTACCGTGACGACCTTTGGAGCAATATCGCTACATTGACCTTCGATGTAGATTTCTTCAGTTAAAGCAATTTTTCTGCGAAACTTCTCACGCCTTAGGCTTGCATCTGACACGGGTCACCTCCGGAGAAACTTTGATTTTTCCTTCAAGAATCCTTGTGATTGCACCGTCCGGAGACTCAAGCTCAATGTCATAAAGCACCGAATCGCCCGGATATTGCTCGGTGTTTTCGTGATTGAACTTCGCTGTGATTTTCCCGGCAGGGCTATCAATAAGAAGGCGACCATTACACGTTGTCAGCGTGTCAATAGCCGCCTCGCTGAATGCGTACCGGCGCACCTGCATGGCAGCCGAGTACCCACTCAAATCAATCGGTCCACTCTTATCTCGCAAGACGAAATAGACAACCTTGTCCGAACCTTAATCGAGAGAAAAGTTGTGAACAGCAGCCATTCCCTCACCTCCTTCAACTCAAGCCATAGTCAGGCTTTTCAGGAGCACGATCCCTTTGATCGCCAACGTCCTTCGAGAGATTGACCGAGATCGTTCCGTCTGCTGCAACATCGACGTTCTTGCCGATCTTGATGTGGCCCAGCTTGTCAGCAGTTGCAGCCGTCAGCTCGTGGACGATGCCAGTTGCGGCAGCGCCCGTCTGGTCGACGGCTTCAGGAGCTCCGCCCGCACCTGGACGGATCAACTTCCCCGCATTCTGGGCGGCCATGAGGCTCTTGTATGCCTCGTCCGCGACTGCCACCTTGTCTGCGGGCATAACGTCCACAGACACGATCTCTGTGCAGTAAAACGCGCGTTGAGACGCGCTGTAGTAGTAAGCCATCCCGTCCTCTCCTTTCAGAATCCGAGCGCCATCCAGAGCGCCTGGACCTTTCCGTTTGCGTTGTGCTTGAAGGTCGTGTTCCCCTTCGTCAAACCAGTGGCAACGAAGTCCGCAGCAACCTCACCAGTAGGCGTCGCGTTCGCGAAAACGGCGCTCGTCGGGAAAGCAACTGGGAAGGCAACAACGGTCGAGCCATCGGATGCAATCGAGGCTTTTCCCCACTGCACGATCAAACCGTTCGGCAACTTCTGAAAGCCGCTGTCGCCGTGATCCTTCAGAAACGCGGAAAACATCGTGAAGGGAGTCACGGCCTTCGAGTTGTCTTTCCCCTCAATGACTTCCTGCGCAACAGCAAACCGAACAAGACCAGTCCTTGAAGCGGTCGCCGTTCGTGCGCTCAGACTTTTCGGCGTGACAGCACGCGTTCCATCAGTTCCGGCGATCGTTTCTTCATTCGTCGCAAGCTCGACAATGCCGATGGTCGTTGTCGTAGCAGGTGGGTTCAGAAAGTTCGTGTCACCAAAAGCCACGGAGTCCGCAGAGAAGTCCGTCACAGCAAGGTCGATCGCAAGCAACGCCTGCGACTGCGAAGCCTTCTGGATGATCGGGACTGTCTGAGAGCAAACCGCGAAAAGGGTTCCGCTCGCCGTGTAGAGGCCGACCTCGTAGACCGTGTAGGCCTCGGCCGAATCATCGCGGGCCGCAAGGTGGATGACGTTGTCTCCAACCGCACCGCCTGCGATAGTCGTCAGACGCTTGAACTCTTCCTTCAAGGCCGTCTGGTCGTTCGTTGGCGTGTATTGCCCCGTGCCGTAGCCCACCTCAGTGATGACGACGGGCGCGAAGCCTCCTTGCTCGGCAGCAACGACTTCTGCAAGTCCTGCGTCCGTAATGAGAATTGTGTTTGAAGTCATTCAATCCACCTCCAATCCAAGGGCGCGACCGATCGGCATCCCTCTCAAAATTCGCATCTTGATGGTGTCGTACTTCAGGCCGAGCTCTTCGCACCACTCCGCAAGGCACTTTCCCTTGTACATGACGTTGTTTCGACGATTGCGGCACTGCTGTGACTTTGTCGCCCATCGGCAATTCTCAGGGCAGTAATCCCCATTCACGTCGATTCTGTCGATACTGAGGCCATCCTCGTACCCACTCTCGATAGCCCACGAATGAAAGGCTTCGAAGCTCTCAAACCGAAGTCGGATACCGCGAGCACCGTAGTACTTGAAATGCGGATCGTCAGACTTTTCGCATCGAGCCTTCATCGCGTACCAAACGTCATAGAGCTTGTGATGCCGCATACCGTGTCGAGTATGAGAAGCTGAAGCAACCTCTGACTTGAAGCATCCGCAAGACTTCGAATTTCCAGTTGTCAAATCACTGGTCGTGCAGATAGCGACTCCGCCGCATTCGCACGAACACTTCCAGAGACGCTTCTTGTGTCGATCAAGGCCCGCGTACTCAACAACCGTCAATCGACCAAATTTCTGACCGATCAAGTTTTTCCCACGCTTCGAAATCTCTGCCATTACTTAGCACCTCCTTGTTTCGCCAGAGCAGCCGCCACTGCTGCATCCACAACGGCTTTCAGCGTTGCAGGCGTGATGAGCTTCGTCGTCGACGTGCCCACTTTCGCCTCTTCAACCGTCGCAATTCGCGCATCGAGCGCAGCCTTTCCGGTCGCGGGCGTCATTGCCTTAAGAGCATCTGTTCCAGCTGTAGCTTCAACCGCAGAAGCGATCTGAATCATCCCTTTGGCGGCTTCGCTTGCGTCCGGGGTCGCCTCATCGACGACGGTCTTTAAGCTCGCAGGGGTAACGGCGCGTTCTTTGTCCGTCCCCGCTTTTGCCTCTGCCTCGGTCGCCAGTTCGACTAGCCCGTTTCGCCCTGTCGTAGCTTTCAAGCCTCGAAGGCCGAGAGGCGTCACATAGAGCGCCCCGGACTTCCCTTCGATCGTTTCCGCTTCGGAAGCAGCCGCGCCTTTCAGACTTGCCGGCGTGAGAGCCGCAGCGCCTTCAGTTCCTGCCTTGGCTTCGGCTTCCGATGCTGTGCGGATGAGCCCCGCACGCTTTTCCGTAGAAGTCAAGCTCTTCAGACCGGCAGGCGTCACAGCACGCTGCGTATCGGTCCCGGCCTGCGTTTCTTCGTCAGTAGCAAGCTCAACGATCCCCGCATTCGCAGTCGTTGCAGCAGTGAAAGAGAAAGACACGTCGCCGAAAGTGATGTTCCCGGCACTGACGCCTTCGAGCTTCATGTCAATAGCAAGGAGCAGATTGCTCTTCTCCTGCTTCTCAATGATCGGTGCGTTCTGCGAGTAAACAGCGAAAAGCGTCCCATCAGAAAGGAAAAGGCCGAACTCGAACACTTCATACGAGCCCGGGCCGTCATCCTTGCACGCGACGTGAATCGCGTTGTCGCCTGCTTGCCCACCTTCGAGGATCGGCATGCGCTTGACTTGAGCTTGTAACTGTGTCTGCTCCTTACTTGCTGTGTATTTGCCGGTGCCGACACCGATCTCAGAAATGGTGACGGCGTTGGTCCCGGTCTCTTGTGCATTGATGACGGCCTGAATACCTGCCGTCGTCAAAACGATGTCCATGAGAAACCCTCCTTATTTTGCAAGCCCAACAAGGGACCGCATAGCAATAGGTCGCGCTCCGACGAAAATGCCGACAGCCGCATCAATATCACGGCTGACAATCTCTTCAGAGCGAATACGCGCGTAAGCTACCGGGCGCAGATAACCGTCAACACCCATGCCGCCCTGGAGCTGTCTCACAAGCACGAAGGTGTAGTGCGATCGGACCGGCTTCGCGTCGTCGATGAGCGCGAAAAGGTCCTCCTGCATTTCTGCATCAAGCGTGCCGTCGATGTTTCCAAGCGTCGCCTGAATCTCGAAAGTGTGGGGCGTTCCCTTCGGCTCCTGCTGCCACCACTCTTTGATGGTCGCAGCCGAACCGATCGAAGAAACGGCATCCTTGACAGCACGAAGCGTGCCTTTCTTGCGCTTTTCGCGCACAATGTTTTTCAAGACGCTGCGCTTCAAAGCAACGGGCCACGAATCGCGCCAGACGCTCGCATCCCACCCGTAGGCGACATGGTCGAGCTGCGTGCTCGTGAGTTTGTCAATGCTGACGTAGATCGACGGAAGATCAACCGCCGCCGTCATATCGAGCAACTGCTTGTCAAGCGCCGTCGCGCTGTGCTTGACGTTGTCGTCTTGAGCAATTGAGTCCGGAAGTAAGTCGCTCAGCCTTACGTCCGCGAGCCCCTTACTCATCCTTGTAGCCCTCGTAAACGATCTTCACGCCAGTGCATTGGGCGACCTGGTCGCTTTCGAGCTTCTGGAAGTCAACTGGCTTCATCGTCGGGTTGTCGATGCGCGAAGCTCCCGCCTGCATGACGTACTGAATGAGCCTTGCAGGGAGAATGTCGCGACCGATTTTTCCTTGCTGCCACACGCGGTATTTTTCGACCGCCCTTTCGACATCAGATTTGATCTGCTCGGCGCGCGAACTGTCCTCGCGACTGATCCAGTAGTGAATCTCAAGCTCGTAATTCACGGCCTTCGGCGCAAGCACCTGAACGAAGTCCGTGAGAGGTCGACGCGTTTCATCACTCAAGTACGCATCGATCTGCTCAAGCGTTTCTTTGGAAGGCAATTCGCCGCCCGCAAGAAGCACATAGACATCGACCTCGCCCGGTGTCGGGGAGGTAACGGAAACGTCAAGCACGGAGCTCGACACGCTCTTCGCGTGATAAACGTACGCCTTCTCAGGCCCCGCAACAGAGAAGCCGTTCGGTGCGAGTCGAATGCGCTCGGCAAGGGACTCGTCACTTTCCGCTTCAGAGCCGCCTGTCGTGATGGTTGTGTTCTCGGCTTTCGCTACGAACGTCATTGGCTTGACGATGGTGTTGACCTGACCGGCAAGGTAGTCGTTGCCGACCGTCCCTGCAACGGTGCAGGATGCCGTGACGCTCCCTTCGAGCTTACCTTTCTCAATATTGAGTTCATGGTCCGTCGCGAATGTCACAACACCGTTCGTCACCTCAGTTCCTGCAGGGATCGTGTAGACCGTCGCCAGAGCCTGCGAAAGCGTGAATTTGATCGTCGTGACGGCCTTGCTTTCAGAAAGACGCGTAACGCTCAAAAGCGTGCCGAGTGCATCGAGGTAGCCGTCCTGAGCATATGAAAGCAGGTTCTGCTGCGCCGCCAGATTCACAGCCGTGCGCTGTTGAATGATGACGGCAGCAAGGCTCAAAAGGTAGAGTCGTACTGGGTCGCCCGCCGCGAGGGTTCGCCCACTTGCTTGTTCGTACCCAGTGATAATCTCGGCCTTGATGGTCTCGGCGTCCGTTTCAAGGAATTCAACCGCCGGCAAGTGCCAACGGGGAATTGTTTCAGCCATGTCTTATTCCTCCTCTCCGATTTGCACAACAACGCGCGGTTTCAAAATGCCGTCCATTGCGCTCGCAGTGTCCTCGTCAAAGTCGACAGACACGACCGTTGCTCTTGGCTCGTACTCCTCAATCGCGTCAATCACCTCAGACCGCATCAGCATCTTTGCAACCGGCATTGGTTTGTCGATATGCGCCCACGTCAGCCCGAAGTCTCGGTCCAGAGGAACGGAGCCCTTACGCGTGCTGAGGATCGTCCGCACGTTCTGCAGAATCTCTCGCACCTCGTCAGACGGCGCGAAGTCGACTTGACTTGATAGCGTCACTGTGTACTGAGCCATTACGCCGCCTCCTTCAGTGTGATGCCGACCTCTGCAGACACGCAGATGCCGAAGTTGTTGTGGTATTTGCGCTCCTCACCAATCGACTCAATGACGAACTTTCCAAGGTAGTCTGGCCCGATGAGCAGTCGCTCAGCCTGTTTCTTCTCGAGCATTTTCTTGAGCTGAATGAGCGCTGCCAAAGGCGGCGTCCCCAACATCGAGTTCAGTTGAATATTGAAGCTGACCTCCGTAAGCCCCGGTCCGATGTACTCAAGTAATGGTTTCTTGCCTATCACTTCGTGCGTCGCCCATCTGGCGCTGCGCGAGACAGACAGGTCCTTGAAGGTGAATGTCACTGCACTACTGCAGAGAAAAGGCAGTTTGCCGAAAATGCCAACTGCGCTGAAACCCAAGCCCATAGGAAAGCCCTCCTTTCTTATTTCGGCTTGCTCACGTCGGCCCCGTCACCTTGTTCAGTGTGAACGTGGTTCATGAGGCTGATGCCGCCTGCCTTAACGTCACCAGAAGCATCAACCTGCCCCTGCAGATTCATGTCCCCGGTAACGGACACTGCCGCGCCAGAACCACCGCTGACGGCAAGGCCGCCCTTCCCTGTAATGAGTCCAGTGACGTTCAGCACACCAGTAATGTCCGTTTTCGGCGTGTCAAGCGTGACGCTCGACGACGCATTGACCGTCGCCGTTGTGCAGTTGATCGTGACGGCATTCGGGACCGTAATGGAGCCGTCCTGACGGTTGAACACGATCTCCGTGCCTTCGATCGTCACGGTGAGCTTGTGCTCCTGGCGGTCGTAGCAGACGCGCGTATCGTCATCGAAGACCACCGTGCGTCGGTTCTCCGTCGATTCCGGAGGCGTTACTTCGCCCGCGTAAATCGAGCCGATGATGACGCCGTCTTCCTGCCCTTCACCAAAGAAGAGGACGATTGCGTCCTCCCCAATGTCAGGCATCGCGAAGTCGTGATTCTTGAGCGTGTTGCGCTGCAGAACGGGGAGGTCGTAGCTCACGAGTCCATCTTCGTCATCAAAGACGACACGTGCTGTTCCTCGTCCAGGATCGATCGAAGAAATCTCCCCTAGCTTGATAAGACTTGGAGCCCTTTCTGGTGCATCAAATATGCTCACTCGAAGCCCTCCTTTCGATTAAAATTATTGAGCGCGGCTAGGTTAGCTCCCGAAAAGGCGTAACTCTGAACGCCCTGCCGCGCCCTTCATTCAGAGCGACTACTCAGAGATAGTCATGAAAAAACTAGACCTCACCGGCCAAAAGTTCGGCCGACTCACTGTTCTCTCCCAGGCTCCAAATCACACAGGACGTTGTGCCTGGAACTGCGTTTGTGAATGCGGCAACCACGTCATCGCCATTACCAAAAGCCTTCGGAATGGAGACAAGCAAAGTTGCGGATGCCTAAACGCAGAATTAGCAAAGGACAGAAAAACTAAACATGGCGAAACAGGCTCAAGGCTTTTCGTCATTTGGGTCAACATGCGTCGCCGATGCCAAAACCCAAAGGATGCTGCCTACGACAACTATGGCGGTCGAGGCATCACCATCACTTCAGACTGGGACGAGTTCGCCGACTTCAAAAAATGGGCCGACGAGAGTGGTTACGCCCCAACGCTCACCCTCGACCGCATCGACGTGAACGGGAATTACTGTCCAGAAAACTGTCGATGGATCTCAGACCTAGAGCAAGCCAGAAACATGCGCAAAAACATTCGTTACAACGGGAAGTGCGTTGCAGAATGGTGCGATGAGCTTCACATCAACCGACACACCGTGTACACGCGAATCGAGCGAGGATGGCCAGTAGAGAAAGCCTTGTTCTCGCCGATTGGTCCAAACGGCAGCCGTCGTCAATAACTATTGTTGACTCTCCGCACGGAAATCGATGTCACGTACCCACTCGTAGAAACCGAGTGGGACGCGCTTTCCACAATGAAATTTCCGTCGAAACTACCGAACCCCTTCAAATTGATGACGACACCCGCCACAAGAGACGTGTCGCCGACAAGAGAAAGACTGCCGGTCATCTTCCGAAGGTTGAGCTTTCGCAGCGTTGCTTTGGCGATCCGCTTAGCTTCTGAAATCGACGTCGCACGCTTCTTGACCTGATACTCCTGACCGTCGTCATCGGCGTTCGGATCGACGTAGGTGTACGTCATGACGGCGGGATTTTTCTTCTCTGGTACGGCGTTGATGTCGTACTCGTTCGACGTGTAGCCGCCAGCAGAAGACTTTTTCTTCTCTTTCGGGTTTCGGTACGAAATCGTGCAGGACTTGTACGTCTCAGACTGTTGCGACTCGAAGTCCCACGAAAGGATGTCCGAGACACCCAGCGTGAGCGTTTTGACGGGCTTCTTCTTCTCGTAGAAGGCCTGGTCAAAGATCACGATCTGCGAGTCCGTCACCTTGATCGAAAGCCCGGCGTCTTCACATAGACGCGACAGGAATTTCAGATTGCTTTCTGCCTTCTGGTCCTGTCGGTCGTAGCTCGGGTTCTCCTTCGAATCAAAAAGGAGCTTGACTTTCGCAGTCGCCGCAATTTCCTGAGCGATGCCCTTGAGCGTCTTTTTCTCCCAGGCCTTCGTGATCATCTTGCGACGGATCGGAGTATTCATCGGGATCGACACAGCCCGCATCTCGAAGACACGAGGCGAGCCACTGGTGCGGAGCGAGTCGACGAAGAACTTCCCGCAGAAAAGCTCGCGTCCCTTCTTCCCGTCAACCGTCCCAGATGCGATGTAAGCGCGGACGACTTCGCCGCCGTCCGGCTTCCACTTGCTTGCCCACTTTCCCGTCGGGTCTTTGAGCGTGAGGCTGATTTCGTCTGCTTCATTCGTTTCCTTGTCGTCATAGGAAAAGGAAAGAAGATCAGGCAGAATGTCCTGCGTCACCGAAGTGCCGGCTTCGGTGAAGAGGAGCCTCAAATAGGTCTGGATAGGTCCACTCATCGCGTTCCCTCCGTACGCTTCCAGGGCGGTAGATTCTCAGCAAACTCTGCCGATTCCGTGTCAATGTCCGGCACATTGAGCACAACGCCCGCACTGAAGAAAACCGTCTTCCGGTGCTGTAAATTCGCGCGGATCAACTGGTCCATCAACGCTTCGGAGCCATAGACTCGTTTGGCGATGATGTCCCAGGTGTCCTGTGCGACGGTCGTGTATGTCTTCACGTCACCGCCTCCTTATGCAAAAGATAGACGCTGCTGATCCGCCAGAAGACGGCGCAGGTCCTTTTCAAGCTGTCGGCGACCTTCATCAAGGCCGCGCTTCACGCCTTCGTAGGCATCACCAGAGCCGCCCGAAACATTGATGACAGGAGCAAAGTTGACAGTGATGCCGCCTCCCATCCCGACCCCGGCACCGAGCATGTTCGAGAGCTTCGACAGCGGAATAACCGCCTCAGGCTCCCCACCCTCGCCGATATTGGCAAGCGTTGATCGCGTTGCGATGCCGCCCTCAGCAAGTTGCGGAATCTTCGGCAGGTTGACGCCGAAGGTCTGACCTCCGAACTTCGGGACCCACTCCGGAATATCAACCGAAATGCCGTTGATCGCGCCGATTGCCCCGTTCACCAGATTGATGACGCCGTTGATCGGAGCTTTTGCAATACCCTCAAGCGCCTGAAAAGCATTCGAGAAAATACCCTTAACGTTCTCCCAGGCCGCAGACCACTGTCCGGTAAAGACGTTTTTCACGAAGCCGATCAGGTTCGAGAAGACGCCCCAGACGTTTTTGGCGACACCAGCGACAATCGCAAAGTTTGCCTTCACGACCGAAGCGATATTCGGGAAGTTCGAGGAGAACGAATTCCACAGCTCGACAGCCTTCGCCTTGATCACGTCCCAGTTTTTGTAGACAGCAAGCCCGGCACCAACGAGCAATGTGAAAGCCGTAATGACGACGCCTACCGGATTCGCTCTCATGGCTCCGTTCAGCAGGAGCATCGCTGTCCGCATCAGCTTCGCCGTTGCCGTCGCAGCCGTCACAGCAATTTTCCAAGCCCCCATCGCAAAGGCCTGAGCCTTTGACGCGACCGTCGCAAGAACGGTGCTGTTCCTCATCAGCGTGATTGCCTTCTGGATGTTCAGGAAACCCTTGTACATCGAGATGACCGGGCTCGCCAAAAGCGCGAAGCCAAGGCGTAACGCATGAAAGGCGGCCACAGAACCGAGAATCGCGCCGCCGACCTTCATGGCCGTCAGAATCAACGACTGGTTCTCACTCACCCACTTGATGACGCCCTCGCTACTTTTCACGAAGGCTTCTGCCGACTTTCGGACAGCCGGAAGAAGAGCGGTCCCGATTCCGCCGGCGACTAGCTTGACCGCGTTACCTGCAATCTGCAGAGAATTCGACGTCGTATCGGCACGAGACTGAAACTCTTTCAGCATGGACCCGGCATACTGCGCCGGATCGGAAATCATCGCGAAGTTGCCTGCAAGCAAGTCGCCCTGCTTGGCAAGCGTTGCCACCGCAGACTTCACACCCGCCTCGTTACCGAAGAGAGCACCGATGATCGAAGACTTCTGGTCTTCTCGTAGACCGTTGATGCGCTTGAAAACATCCTGAATCGCCTTTTGGGCGTTTTCAGAGCTCGACGTCATCATGTGAGCCATCTTGCCCGCGTCGATGCCGAGCGCTTCCATCGCCTTCTTCTGACCCTTCGTAGCGCCTTCACCAGACGACAGCGCGTTAATGAAGGACATCATCGAGGTCGAAGCGACTTCGGACGAAACGGACGCAGACCTGAACGAGCCGGCAAGAGCCGCAATCTGCTTCTCATTCATCGCGGTCAAGCCCTTCAGGGCACCACCGGATCGAGCAAGCACCTCGACGACGTCCTTCGCTGAAGCTGACGTGGTATTGCCGATCTGGTTGACAATGTCGAACATCGCCTTCGACTGCTCGATGTTGATGCCCATCTTCGACTGAATGTCAGCGTATGCAGCCCCGACCTCATCGCCAGTCATATCGAACGCGATTGCCATTTGGTTCTGAATCTCAACGAGCTTCAGAGCCTCGTCAGCCGTCTTTGCAATACCGGACTGGAAGGCGTTCGCGGCCATTGCCGTCATGTCTTCCGTGCTCTTCGCGTACTGTAGCGAGAGCTTCTGGATGCCATCAAAGACTTGCTTGTAATCGTCCGAAAACTTGCGAAGCTCAGCCTGTTGGTCTTCAAAGCTCATCGCCTGCTTGACCGGAGCGCCTGCGGTTGCGGCAACCGTAGCACCAACGCCCATCAGAGTGCCCGCGCTTGAAGACCTCATTTCGCTCATCTTCCCTTGAGCATCATTGGCCTTTCCAAGGCGCTCGTTGATCTTCGCGAGCTTCTGTTGTGCCGCTCTAGCCCTGTCGGCCGACTGCGCGAGTGCATTTTGTCGGTCGATAAGTGTCCTCAGGTGCGTGCCGGTTGTCCCCATCTGCCCGTCGAGTTCGCGCAGAGAAGTTCGATTCTTATCAAGAGCCTTCTTCGACTTTTCAAGGGCGGCTTTCGCCTTGTTGAATTCGGAGACCATCTGGGCGGACGGCTCCTTGGTCGCACTCATCGCTCTCCCGAGTGCAGCGACCTTTTCTTTCGCACGGATGTACTCTCGTGAGCTTTCGGCAACAGCCTTGCGTGCCTTTACGAGGCCGTCCATCTTTGCGGCTTTCGCGTTCAGCGTAGAGAGTGAATCACCCATGCGGGCAACGGTCTCTTGCCCTTTCTTGAAGGTGTTCGCGAAGTCTCCGGAAAGCTTCCCCGCGATCTTGAAGGCAATGTCGTAAACCTTCGACATGAGGTCACCTCCTTACGAAAAAAGGCGGTTGCCCGCCTTATTTTTTCTTCGCCGCCCGAGCTTCTGCTTCGAGCTGCTTTGTAATCGTTCTGTTCCATGATGCAAGCTCAATCAACGGCTCTTGCATCCACTCAAGCGCGCCACCTTTCATAACGCGCGCAATGGATACCGCCGCAGACTTGACCTCGTCGTCGGGATCAGACCGTTCTGCAAAGCCAATCAGCCCAACAAAAAATTCATGACCTCCTGGCCGATCGCGCAGTAGTCCTTCGCGGGCAACCCGTCCATAAACTCAATCGGTTGCTTCGCTGCCTTCGCGGCAAGGTAGACACAAAAGTCAGTGTCGGACGCCATCAGCGGCGAGAAGTTCCCTGCGCGGGTCCACTCACGTTTTGCGGCAGACACGTCCTTTCCTGTGAGCACGTCGAGATTGATCTCGATTTCCGTGTACTTCTGGCCTTCGAACTCGTATTCCTTCGAGAGGATGTACTTCATGAGATTCACTCCTTTATGTTGGGATTGCCGGGGCACGACACGTGCCGTCCCCGGCGTTGTGCTTTACGCCAAGCCCAGGTCCTTTCGAACACTGGCGAGCTTGTCTTCACCGTCAAACTTAGCAATGAAGTTGTACTTGTCGATTTCGATGAGTTCCTTGCCATTCACAAGGACCTTCATGTAAATCACCTCAAACTCGGTTTCGCTGTCCGTCGTAGAACCGACTTCGAAAGAACCGAGCGAGACGCTCTTCGGCGTCGCACGCAGAGAAACGCGCACGGGAACGGACGAATATTCGCCGAGCGCTGCGTCATAGACCTGCTGCGATCCGCGCAAGTCAAGCGCATGCGCCTTTTGATTCGCGAGCTTTGCAAGTTCGGGCGTGATGGTGCGCCAAGTGAAGGTCGCAGTCATCGAACCGAAGTGGCCGAGAATCGGACTCTCAACTTCGCCAGCAATGCCGGCTCCGCTGACCGTGTCACTCATCGCCTCAATGGACGGGAGGTCCACATTCGCGACGCCGAGCAAGTCGTTTCCGTCGTTGTAAACGCGGAAGTTAATCAGGCGCTCGGGCACCTTGTTTCCAGTTGCCATAATTCAAGCCTCCTTTTATTCAAACAGCGTCGAGAGATAGCTCGCGTCGTACTCAAGAATGAAATCAATCTCGCGATTCGGTGACGGCGGCGTCACGTAAACGTGGAAGCGTGCGATGCCGTCCATCAGGTCCGTCGTCGAGTTTTCGCTCTCAAGGAACTCCACGCGACCACCGAGGATGTACTGACGAGCCGCAAGCCCGTTGAGCCAAATGTTCGCACTGTCAACAATCGTGTCGACCTGACGGCGGTTCAACGGCGCATCAACGCGCTGCCAGAAGGTCTGCACAAGCGTGTTGCCGACCCAGTTGAACATTCTGCGCACCGGAATGAAGGAATCCTTCACGTCCGTGTTGCCCGGGTAGCAGGCCATGCGGTTGCCCCAGCACACCCAACCGCCGATGAAGTTGAGCGCCGTCACGACGCCCTGGCCGTTCAGATAAGCGCCATTTTCAGGCCCTAGCCAGACTTCCTTGCCGTTCTCAAGGACCGTGGAAGTCATCTGGAAGTTCTTATTGGACGGGCTGACATACGGCGTGCTGTCGTTGTCACCGTCCACCTTGCCGATAAGGCCCATGAGCTGAGTACTCATGTGGTACGCCGTGCCAGACAGGGCAAGCATCGGCCAACATGCGACTTGCGCCTCATCAACAACATTATTGTTGTTCTTCCATTCGGCGACCTTCGAGTATGAATCGACGGTGTCGGTCGGCACGTCGATAAGAGCGATCGCACGGAAGTGTTCGTTGATATTGACAGCCTTGGCAGCCATCACAGCTGCCACTTCGGGATCGCTCGAATACTTCGGAGCAACGATCTGACCAGGGACAAGGCGGAAGCGCGGGAAGCACTCGCCAACGAGTTCAAGGCCGCTCTTGGCGCCGTCGACGGAAACGCCGCCGATGATCTCAGACTTTGTCACTGCAGACGGATCGAGCTTTTCTGCGGCAAACGTCAGCGATGCGCCAACAGGAACCTTGAAGCTGTCTTCGTCCTTCTTCGACGTAATGACCAGATGGCCGTCATCGTTGAAGGTCGCGACGAAATCCGTGCCTTCCTGGTAAGTCGTAACGTCCTGCGAGATCTTGAGAGTCGAAAGGATGATGCCGGCCTCAGCGATCGTCGCAGAGCCGGTCTTGGAATCGAGCGTCACAGTCGTTGCCGTCGCTGTCTTCTTGTGCTTCGTAGGATCGAGCACGTTGACAACGATGATCGGCGCGACGCCAAAAAGAGCGAACTGAGAATAGATCGCTTCGCTCAGCGTGAAGTCGTACTTTTTCAGACCGCTTGCGCTGTCCTCTACCGGCGGCACGTAGCCGAAGGCAGCGACAGCCTCGTCATACGAGTAGCAGAGAACGGGCTTGTTGACGTTGGTCGGATCGGTCATATTGACCGGAGCAGTCCCAACAACGAAAGGAATGGCCGCCTCAACCTGCACCGGCGGCAGGATAGAAGTCGGCACTTCGGAGATTTTTACCCCGTGGTTGTATGCCATTTGATGACCTCCTTAGAGTTCATTTTTGAGTTGACGCACATAGGCGTTTAGGATGTCTCCCTTCACGCCGATGCGCTTTCGCGCTGTCGACAGTTCAGACACCGGAACAAAGAGACCGCGCAGGGCCTCACTCTTTTCGCGCATCGATACGATGTGCGGAGGAAACTCCCCTGCACGAAACACCGCATTGCGCATCAGTGCACCGCCCCCAATGGTCGGGCCGATATAGACGACGGCCTTTCCCTCGGCGGTTTGCGCCTTTTTAGTTGTGGGTTTCTTCATAGTCATCAGAAGTCCTCCTCCTTATCAATTGGCTGCGGCGTGCGGATGTCCCACGTCGTCTGCATGTCGAGCTGCCAGTACGGATAGGGCTGCTCCGCATAGGTGCTCCACTTGATCGGATGCTTCAGCCGATATCGATTAGCCAAGGTCATCCCCGGCAAGGAGCACAGCGCAGTGCGAATGCGGGACATAACGTTCAGGCAGTATTCGTGCCCGTCGTACTCTTCGGAGTAGGTCCCGACAATGATCGAAACACTCACCTCGGTTGAGTCTTGGTCTGTCGCACCTTCGTCGGCTCGGACAAGAACGAAAGGAAAGTCGTCCTTCTGTCCGGTACGCTTCGGCGGCAGATACCCGTTGACGACCTGCGGAGCACGAAGATCGCCCTCTGCAGAGCCGCGCTCTGGTTTCGTTGGAAGCGAGAAGTTCTTCACGGCCTCCGCGACCTGTTCACGGATCGCGCGCGTCAGTTCGTTTTCAACCATCCGCATCCCCCCTTGTGTTTTGTGTATTTGTTGATGTTCCCACCGCCGAGGAGATAGCCGGTTTCGTGATCCAGACGCTTGAGGAAGGTCTCCTGCATCGCCTTTTCGACGTTGTCTACGACCTCGTTATTCCCAGACAGCACCGGGATTGCTGGACCATAAACCTCTTGCACAGGAAGCGAACTTGTGCCCAATCGCTGAAGAATCCTTCCGCGATAGACAAACGTTTTCCCCAATGGCTTCAAACCTCCCCGTGCCTTGACGGCGACGCGCACCGGCTTTCGTGTATTGCCGGTCGTGTCGGTTTTCGGACGAGTCTTGTAATTCACCAACGGAATGCGAGGCCCCTTACTCGTGACCAGCGCTTCAAGGTCTGAGCGCGTCGCCTTATGGATGGAGAAGTTACGGCGCACCGTTGAGGCCTTGATCGTGTACTCCTGCCGGATCGTTGAGACCGCGGCAGAGCGTCCGGCAGTGGCCGCACGATTCATCGAACGACTGACGGCAGCCTCGTATCCGTTCGGAACTTCCGAGAGCAACTTAGCGGCCTTCTCAAGAGCGTCCTTGTACCGCCCCTGTCCGTCGGAAACGATGACCTCTAGCGCTTTACTCATTGCTCATTCGCCTCCGTCACAATGACGAGCACGCCACCCTCATTGCTGACGGACTTGACAAGATGAAGCGCGCCGTCGATGTTGAGAAGCTCACCCTCGACCGGCGTTTCAATCACGCCGACTTCGACGTAGATCGTCAGCTGGTTGACAAAAACGCCAAGGTATGAATCGTCGCCGTTCGCCTGCGTGATGATCTTGTCGAGAATGCACGGCACAACCTCATGGCCGATTTCGTGCTCCTCGGCAAACTCGTCGAGGTTGATGAAGACGTTCTGCACGTCAGCAGCAACGAAATCCTTGAAGGCACTCATCCCGCCACCTTCTTCGTCGTGCGACGCTTGACAGGTTGCTTGACTTCAACCTCTGGCTCATCTTCTGCTTCGGGAATCGGAGCAAAAGCAGCTTCCGGCGTCGGCAATGGAGCTTCTTCGACAGGGGCGTCCTCGACCTCATTCACGCCGACAAGCGCCAGATTTTCCTTGAGAAGCTGAAGGCCGACCGTCTCGTCAACCTCGATCTCCTCACCTGCCGTGTAGCGTTTGCCGGAAATGAGAAGGTTTTCTAAAAGAACAACTTTCATTTCTGTCCCTCCTACGAAAAAGGGCAGGTCGTATTGCCTGCCCTAATTCGGTTTTTGTCGCTCTTAAGCGAGAGCTTCGATGACATGAAAGCCGTGAATCTGCTGAATGATCGGCAGCGGACGGCTCTTGATCTGCACGATGCGACCCGACGGGTTCGCACGTTGCACCCAAGAATCCGGCACGCGAGCGCCTTCGTAGAACTTGACAGCGTCGTCACCAGTCAGCGAGACAAGTCCGTAAGCAAGCATCGTCTTCGCATTCGGGCTTGCAAGCATGCAGAGTTTTTCGGGAACCATCGGCTGTTCCTTTCCGGCGTCATCCGTGTACCACTCGTCATAAGAGTAGACGTCAAGACCGGAGTCCTTGAGATAGCCCCAGTACGTCACACCATTCGGCAAGTGCTGCGGATCAATCGCGCCCATGTCGACACGACGCATATCGAGCTGCTTGGCAGTCGTGAGCTTATCGAGGATCGCATCAAGCACCTTCGAGCCGCAGATAAGCTCGTGCGGCGTAAAGCCGCCGGACTGAATCATCGTGCGACGAAGCGTACGAAGATCGCCCATGATCTGGGCGGCGTCAGCAGCGTCCCACTTCGTGCCCAAAGTAGTCTTCGGCTGCTCCTTCGTCTCCAGGTGAGCCCAGTAGTTCAGAACTTCATCGTAGCCTTCGCCCTTGACCGTCACCTTGCCCTGGAAAAGAGCCTCGGCGCACATGACCTCTTCACGACGCGTGATGATGTCGTCGAGGTCGGACAAGTCCTTGCCGAGGATTTCGGCAGCACGCTGCGTCGGGCTCTTTGCGGAGTAGATCGTTTCGCCAGGCAGGCGCTTCAGCATATCTTCTGCCGTCGTCACGCGCATCGGAGAAACTTCCGGCGCTTCGTAACTTTCCGTGCGGAAACCTTCGCGCGTCAGCACGACACCGCCAACCTTCGGGTTGACGAAGGGCGCAATCTTGCGACCGCCGCGACCGATGATGTCGAAGTCGATCTTCTGGGTGTGGAAGGTCGGGCGATTCGTAAAGTAGCGATCGCGCAACCAGGTGGAATTGCTCTTTTGGCCTTCTTCGACCATCGCGAGCATCGTGCGAGTAGTAAACATATCAATTGCCATTGTTGTAGTCCCTCCTGAGATTTAGATGCTCGGCTTGAAGAAGATGCTGACCTGACGAGCAGACGGCTTGAAGTCCGCAACGGCAGCGCTGTTCTCAGCGTTAAAAGAAAGAGCATCTTCGTTGAATTCGCCGGTGAGATACACGGCAGCGACCTTGTCGCCGGAAGCCGTATCCACGTCCTCGGCAAGGACTGCATACACTGCAGAAATCGTCGTCTTCCCAGAGTCAACCTTGCAGAGCGTGCCGTCCTTATCAAGCAGAGCGCCGCGCTTGAGCACGCCCTGGCTAGTCTTGACCATCATGCTGTCAGCAACAACCGGCATGATCTGCGACGCAGCGAAAAGATTGTCGACAGTCGTCGTATGAGTTTCTTGCATTGCCATTTCTTCTTCCTCCTTTACTTGCGAGCGAAGGCGCGCGCACCTGCTTCAATGGCCGCCTTCATTTCGGCGTCCAGCTTTGCCTTCGCTTCTGCCTTCGGATCAAGGCCTTCATTGCCTTCCGATTCGATACCCTCAAGAGCCTTCGCGTCGCTCTTGCGATCCTTGAGCATCTGTGCGCCGCGAGCCTTGTCGGCCTTCAGGATCTGAACTGCAAGCGCTTCTGCGGTCGTCTTGCCGTCAAACTTCGCTGCGTTCACAAGGTCTTCATGACCTGCGACAGCGATGTCTTCGATCGCCTGGATGCGTGCGCGTTCATTCGTAGCGCCTTCGGCAATAGCTTCTTCGCGGATCGCCTGCACCAAGTCAGGATGTTCCGCTTTCAACGTTTCCAGATTCATCTTGTGAACCTCCTTTTGAACTGCGGATGCCTTGGGCAGTTCCGCGTGAATGAAGCCCTTCGGCGCATTCGCAAAGAAACGCGAATCTACCTTCAGGCCGTTTAACATGACGAAACCGCCAGAAGCCGTGTTCTTGACCTCCGTCGTTTCATCAATCTCATCAGCCAGACCGAACTCCACAGCCTCTTCTGCTGTGAAATAGGACTCGGCGTTGACCTTTTCCTTGATCTCGGCAACCGTGCGACCGGTCTTTTCGACATAGATGTCAATGAGGTTGTCCTCAAGCTTCTCCATGTCGTCCGCCGCCTTTCTCATGTCGTCCGTGTTCCCCCAGACGCCAGAGCTGACCTTGTGGATCATCATCATTGAGCCCCTCGGCATGACGACTTTCGCGCCAGGCACGCTCGTGATGATCGTCGCAGCACTCATGGCAGCGCCGTCAATTCGGAAGGTAATCTGTCCCTTATGCGCCTTTAGAAGCGAATAAATGGACAAGCCCGTATAGACGGCCCCGCCGAACGAATTGATCGAAATATCAAGAGGGCTATCGGACGGGATTTTTCGGAAGTCCGCGAGGAATTCAGCCTCGTTGAAGCCCTTCCCCCACGGATCGTCCTTCGACCCGCCGACATAGCCGAAAAGATCGAGCTGCGCCCGTTTCCCCTCGGCCTTGACGTTCCAAAACTTATTCTTCATCTGTTTCCTCCTTCTCCGGTTCCGTCATCGGTTGAGCCGGAGCTGTCGCACTCAGACCGTCTTCCCTGCGCATTGCCTCCTCGCGCTTTCGCACCGCGTGAACCTGGTCATACTTCATGCCGGTGAGCTCAGCCGCCTCGCGTTCTCGAGTGCTGAAGCCTTCATCGACACGGACCTTCGCCGCGTTGGCTTCCTTCAGCGGATCAAGCTGTCCCTGCGCATCGCCGAACCATTCGGCCCCGCACCAAGCTGCACGGATTGCCGGATCATCGAAGAAGCCGGGTGCTTGCACACGACCTTTCAGAACAGCCTCGGTCAGCCACTCCTCGTAGATCGGCTGACAGAAGTTCCCCACGAGCCATTCGCGGCGCATGCGGAACATCTTCCAAGCCTCCAAAAGCGAAGCCCTCGACGCGCTGTAGGACGCTGTGAAGTTCTTCACGAGAAGCTCGTAAGGGATCTCCAGCGCCGCACCGATCTGGCGACAAATAGCGATCACGAAAGGATCGAAGTTCGGATTCGGTCGACTCGGGTCCGCGATCTGGACCTCTTCACCTTCGTCAAGGGCGACGATCGACCCGTTACCCATTTCATAGGCGTTCGGGTCCTTGTCGACTTGCATCGCGGGATTGAAAGCCTGTCCGAGTGGAGAATCGGGAGTGTTGCTCTTGACGAAGACCGTGAACATTCCGGACACGACCGCCGCCATCAGCTCGGCTTCCGAATACCTTGAAAGTTGCTTCAAGGCCTCGATGACCGGAGCAAGCATCGGCACGCCTCGGCGCTGCGCAGGACGTTCAACGTCTGCCATGATGTGCAAAACGTTTCTACGCCCCGTCGTTGTGCCGAAAGCCAGCACGCGCTTCCATTCCTGTTGCAGGTCCTGACCAATGCGAGGGATCGCGCCCGGATGATGTTTCGCCACCCAGTAGGCAACGGTCTCGCCGTATGTCCCGACCTCGATGCCGCCGAGGACATTAGCTGTCGTCGGAGGGTTCAGCGGATCGCACACGCGGTCGGCTTCGATGAGGCCGATTCGCAAGTCGTAGGCGCAGCCCTTGCGCGGGATGATCGGCATCGTCACAAAGACGTCGCCACTCATCAACGCAGAAAGGAGCACCAAAGACTGAAGCTGAAAGAACGTCTGCCGTCTTTCCGCATCGCAGTTCACGCTTTCAGACCACAGCCGCCATTCACGTTCGGTGTTTTCTTCCCACTCTTTCGCCTGCTCCTCGGTAAGGCCTAGGAACTTCGCATCGATCTGGGCATTCAGCGCAAGCCCGGACCCAACGACGTTCGTTCGAACGGTCTTGAGCGCGCCAGTTGCAAGAGGCGAACCCATATAGAGGTCGCGCGAGCGATTGCGAAGCGTCTCCAAGTTGTCAACGATGTCCGCGTCCGCGTCGCTCCCGCCGGATAGCCATCCCATAAGGGACTTCTTGGCGTATGAGCCACCGTGCCGCGAATATCCGCTGTTGAGAATTTCGAGCTTTCGGCGGGCTTCATAACGCTTCAACGCGCGCTCAGGACTGATCGCCCTGATTGCTTTGTCAAGCAGATTCATTTGCAAGCCTCCTTACAGGTCGCGAGGGACGGCACGCATTACACGTGCCCCCTTACAGCCGTTTTCGAGCTTGTCGATCTCGTTGCGCCAGTATTTGATGCGAGCTGCAATGTCTGAGAGCGAAGCTCTCGTCAAGCTACGCGTTCCGATTTTGTAAGACTGGCCAGAGGCGACCGCGCGTTCGGCATCGAGCCACATCTTCAGATTCGCGCGGGCCTCGTCTATGGTGATCCAAGACATTTCGATGCCTCCTTTGTTTGTGATTACTTGCAGTCGTTGAACGTCACGCCGTCTTCACGAACCGCGTCCTCTCCCGTCAAGTCCTGCCATCGCTTGATGATGACGTCGCAGTAACGTGGATCGAGCTCCATCGCCCGAGCCTTACGACCTGTGTTCTCGCAAGCAATGACGGTCGTGCCAGAGCCGGCAAAGCTGTCGAGAACGACGTCGCCCTTCTTTGTGGAATTGCCGATCTGATACTCAAACAAATCAACCGGCTTCATCGTCGGGTGATCCCCGTTCCTCAACGGCTTATCGAAGTCGAGAACCGTCGTTTGTTTACGGTCCGAGTACCAGGCATGCCCCGCGCCTTCCTTCCAGCCGTACAAGCACGGCTCATGCTTCCACTGGTAGTCAGAACGACCAAGAACAAGAGAGTTTTTGTTCCACACAAGGCACTGGCGCACCTTCCACGCGTTGTCTCGGCACGCGCCTCGGAAGTTGTAGCCTTCAGCGTCCGCGTGCCAGATGTAGAAAGACGCTCCTGGCTTCATGGCAAAATCAGCAGTAGAGAAGGCATCAATCAAGAACTTTCGGAAGTTCTCGTCCGACATGTTGTCGTTCTGAATCGTCAGCTTGTCTTTCGTCGCGCCTTCGTAGGCCACGTTGTAAGGCGGGTCGGTCAAATACAGATCGACGCTGCCTTCTTCGCACAAGCGAACAAGATCATCGATGCGTGTTGAATCTCCGCACAACAGCTGATGGTCCCCAAGGAGCCAAAGTTCGCCAGGCTTGACAACCGGGTCTTCTGACGGTTCCGCGATTTCCTCAGCGTCTTTCCCGTGCTCCTCGTCGTCATCAATCGAGCCGGTCCCATCAAGCAGAAGGTCGAGCTCTTCGTCAGAGAAGCCCATGACATCGAGGTTGAAGTCAAGTTCCTGAAGTTCACCGAGCTCGATGCGGAGAAGCTCCTCATCCCATCCGGCGTTCAGTGCCAACTGATTGTCGGCAATGCGCAGCGCTTTCTTCTGCGCAGCTGTGAGCCCCTTCAGGCGAATCGCCGGCACTTCCTTCATGCCGATCGACTTCGCGGCCATTGTTCGACCGTGGCCTGCAATGAGCTCGTTGTTTTCGTCGATCAAAACGGGATTTGTGAACCCAAACTCTTTGATCGATTCTGCGACTTGCTGTACCTGCTCGTCGCTGTGCGTTCGAGCATTTCGCTCGTACGCCTTCAGATTGTCAACGCTAACGTATTCGATCTGCGTTTTCTCTTGTCGCACTAGACTTGCAACTCCTTACACGGTTATTCCCTTCGACAGCGTCCCTCGCGGCTTGCGGGGAGCGGTCTGCTGTCTGAGTGCCCCGCCGTTCTGGTAGAAGTCGGCAAGGAACTCGAAGTTCGGGTTCAGCAATTCGAGTGCGGCAGTCGCGTAGACCGCGCAGTCAAGGGCCTCGTTGCGTTCGCGGATTTTCTTCCACGCCATTTTCACGACGCCTTTTTCAAAGTGTTTTTCAAGCACCTCAGCGGTCAACTGCTTGAAGAAGTTTTCAGAAAAGCCCCTGTCCTCCTGCGCCGCATAGTGCGCGAAGTTCGGACCAGGTTCCTGCACGGAAAGCCTGTTCATGACAAGCGACTTTCCGCTGTCAACACCGAGCGTGAAGAGCGTTGCCTTCATCGCGTTGCTCTTCGTCGGCGTGTTGATGAACGGGACACCGATGCCGCCTCGCCCCTTGATCGCGAAAACGCGCATTCGTTCTCGGGCTTTCGTGTACTGGTAGACGTTCGTTGTGTAGGTACCGTCACCAGAGTCAACGCAGGCGCAAGCGACCGAAACATGGACGCCGTTTTGCATCGAATACTGCCGCTGCAGGATTGCATCAAGCTGCTGCCATGTTCGCGGATCGTCCGGGCGGCCATAAAGCACTCGATGTTCAATGCCCCAACACTCCCGCCCGACGCCCCATCCATAGACCGTGCATTCGAGACGGTCGTGCTGAACGTCGATGCCAGCGGTCAGTAGCAAGACGCCTTCCGGGAGGACGCCGTTTGGCGGATAGCTTTCGCGCCGGTTGAACAGTTGCTCCCAGTTGTCGGCGTCAGGGTTGATTTCCTCCCAGGCCTCGCCGAGCTTCAAATTCACGAACTCCATGAGGCCGTGTTTGTCGCGGTTGTGGTTCACCGAAACGAACTCCTCCACCAGATCGTGCAAATTGACCCAAGGCGAATAGAGCGCGTTGACGTGATAGCCCTTGATCTTGCTTCCGGGGTTCGTTGCAATCCAACGACCGCTCTGCAGTAGCTTCGGGTCGGGCTTGTAAGCGCCTCTCGTGATGCAACCGCACTCTGGACAATGCATGCTTGCTGTCATCGGCAGCGCATTCCCTTCGTCGTCTTTCTGCCAGGTCACGTTTGCCCATTGCAGAATGTGTTCCTCACCGCAATGCGGGCACTTGACAAAGAAGCGACGTTGATCACTTCGTTCGTACCAGTCGTCAATCTTCGACGCGCCTTTGATGGTCGGCGTGCTGACAAGAATGATCTTTCGGTTTCCGAAGTTCTGAGTTCGCTGAATGGCAAGCTTCAGAGGGTCCCCTTCTTTCGTCACGCCGTAGCGGTCCACTTCGTCACAAAGCAGGACGCGAATCGGACGGGACGCAAGCCCCGCCGGCGAGTTCGCACCGACAAGGGCAAGGTAGCCACCGGGGAAGTGCTTCATGCGAATTGTCGTGCTTGACTTTTTCGCGGAACCGCGACCGTCCTTTCCTTCTTCGAGCTTGCCTTGCAAGCCTGGAGAGTTCTGGAACATGGGCTCGATGCGCTCCTTCGAGAACGCCTCGGCCATTTCAACGGTCGGCTGTAGCATAAGCTGAGGCGCGGGCTCCTGATCGGCGTAGTAGCCCATGATGTTCAGGAGCATCTCCGACTTGCCGAGCTGAGACGAGCAACACATGACGACGATTTCCGTGCGTCGATCCGTTGCTGAATCCATCGGCTCCTGTAGGTAGGGAGTTCGACTTGTGCGCCAAGAGCCGGCTTCTGGAGAAGTACCAGACGCAACAACGCGGAACTTGTCGGCCCACTGGCTCCCAGTCAAACGAGAGATCGGGCGACAGGCTTGCGCCCACGCCTTGGCCCAAATGCCCATGTCATCACTCCTTTGCGAAGCGCGAGTCGTTGATTGTTTTCAGAAGGTCGCGGAAGATGTCTTCAAGGACTTCTTCAGCTTCACGCTGCGTCCGATTTTCAAGCAGCGCGGAATAACGTGTCGGCGCGGAGATCGCGAAGTTTCGGAGCATTGCTGCCGCCTCTCTCGCGTCCGCCTCAACATCGGCAACCGCTACGTACTCGCCCTTGAGCTTCTTGTATTCGAGGTCCTTGATTTTTGCGGTTGCGACCTCTTTGGCGACGCGCGCCTTGTTGAACGCCTCATTGAGATTCATCGCAGAAGCGATCTGCTTGTCGTCATCGTCGTCGCCCATGAACACGTCCGCAGTCTTTCTCGACGTGCGGCGGCTCGCCTTTTTTTGTTCTTCAGACTTGACCAGAGCCTTGAAGGCTTTAATACCTTCTTTCAACGGAATCTTTCCGTCGACGAGAGGCAGCTCGCCAGTCTTGCACTTCCCGCTTACGTATGCGGCACTACGTCCGACCTGGCGCGCAAACTCTCGCATGCTGACGCCATCGTTCGCCATGCCAACACCTCATTTTGTTTGGTACTTCCATCTTCACGCGTTCGCGCTTTCGCTTCAATACCGGCAGGCACCGGCAAGCGTAAACCGTTCACGAAAAGCGTAAAGTGAAATGTTCATGAACACCCTTTTGAAAATTGCATCTAGACCGTTTTCGGGGCTCGTCCGACCCGCAAGGCTAAAAAAGCCCCGGGAGTACCTTTTGATGCCCCACCCTCATCATTGAGCAGGTTGAGGCTGAGGTTGAGCCTGCACAGACGCCTGGCTCTTGTCATCAGTCACAGCATCGTAGACAGCGTTGCCTGCCATCGATCCTGCGAACGATCCGGCAACAGTAGACCAGAAGCTATTATTGGAAGATGCCGGCACCTGATGCACCGTCTGATTGATAACAGTCGTGTTCTTCTTCACAACAGTCGTGCGCTTCGGTGCATAGCTCTTCGTAGGAGCAGGACGGGAGAACGAACGTCCACCGCTGAACCCACGACCACCTCGTGCTTCCGCTGCAGTAGAAATGAAAAAGGCGACCGCAATGGCCGCCACAATAGCTTTCTTCATAGGTAACCCAAGGAATTAGAGAGGGCGAGGATTTCTCCCCGCACCGGCCTCAGAGCAAACTGCCCTAAGGTAGCGAAAAGGTAACCGCACGGAGTGAGCTTCCTGTGGACATGTCCCTGGCTAGGCTTGCGCGGTGTTGTTAACGAAAAAAGCCCGCAGGATCACTCCTACAGGCTTACATCTGGGTTTCGAACCCGCCTACGCAAAAAGGCATGCCGTTTTCTGAAGATACACCTATCCCAGAAAACGGCCCCGCTGATCACACAGCTTCAAATTGTCCTTTTAGTATAACTCATTTAGGCGGCATTCCTTCGAGTTTGAGCAGATTGTTTCGAATCATCTTCCTGCCCATCTCTACCAGTCCATCAAACTCCCGCTCGTGAAGATTGATGCGGTGATACTTCCTCAGGATGCGCTTCAGGTCCATAAAAGGCACGTGGAAGGCGTATGCAACGCCAACGACCATCTTCGCCTTTCTATAGCGTTCCGGCGCAACCGGGAGACGTTCCCACGCCCTCTGCACAAGCAGGGCATCGCTGACATCCACCGGCGGCGGCCCGTCATGCCGTTCGACAGGCGCGTCATTGTCCTTATCGTCGTCCGGCACGGCTTCCATGAAGGCGCACAGCGGAGAGCGTCCCTGCCGCTTTGGGTCTTGGTTCCACCGTCCCCAGTTGAGCAGACGATCTTCGAGAATCTTTTCTTCAGCGTTCATGTTCCTCTTCCCATTCATCACGACATGCGGCACAACACCAGCGTCGAACATTCCGAACTCCATCAACCGTTGCAGGTACCCTCTCGATCACTTTCCCGCAGTTCAAACACAGGCTCACGAGAACCGGACTCGGTCCCTCGGGCTTTCTCTCCTCAATTGCCGCGCGCATGATCCACTCATCGCTTCTGGCAGCTCGGTCAGCATCATCCATGCTTCACCTCGTCAATAAAAACTTTTACACCCGGCTCGGGTCCGTACGCCTTTCTGGTCCGGCTGTCGATCACCTGCGAGTCGTCCTCAAAAACGATCCCGTTCATGCCGTCAAGAATCGCCTTCTGTACGTTGTCAAGGTCCGGCTTTGAGACGTGATGCTCGACACCTTGCAGAGCCGCTGTGCGGCGTTTCTTGGACCATGACGAGGGCACAGGGAAGATGGCGAGGATGTCTACCCGGACCGCGTTCGGCTTTTCGATCTTTCTCTTGCCGATCATTGCCTCCTTTGCTCTGGCCGTCACGAGCGCCTCATATTTGCGCGTTGTGTCCGGCGTGTACGTGTGGCCGCTGCGAGTAAAGCGCGGCCTCCCTTTTCCCTTGGGGAGTCCTTCGATTGTGAAATTCATTGCTGTCATTCCTTTTGGTTCATGTTTCGCAGAGCTGACGGGCGGCCATCTCCTTGAGTTCATCGGCTTCGGTGTCGTCCACGGGCGCCTCAGCCACCCAGAATCCGGAGTCAGTCTCGATCCCGACGAACATCTCGCCATTTGGTCGAAAGAGTGGGCTGGAGAAACCTTCTCCAGTTCTTTGGCAGAGATAGACCGTCACGGGTTCCCCGGAGGCCGTCTCAAGTTGCCAGCTCACTTTGATTTCTTTGATGTGAATTCCTTTTGTTTCTGCCCATCGAAGTAGCCCTGCACGAAGGCTGCTCTCTTTTTGGGATTCATTCGAGCCGTGAGGCTCTGGTATTTCGCCATCGACTCACCACGCAATGCGGCAGATCGTCCGAGGCGATATTCGTCACTTTCTTTCATGACTCCTCCTTTGTTAAAAATCGATGTCGTTCTTCCGCATGCTCGGCCACGAGAGCCGGATGAACTTGCACGTTTCTTTGAGCCGGTCGTACTCCTGCTCTCCTATCGCGGTCTTCAGCAGCGCCGGATCGGCGTTGGTGATCCAGATGGTCGGAAGCTGAGTGTCGTAGCGGGCATACAAAACCTCTGACAGGACTTCCTTCGTGATCGGCTTCGCGTCTTCCTTGGCCACTTCGTCGACGACAAGCAGCGGACAAGTTTTGTAGGCTCTTTTCACGTCTGCGGTCGTCTTACCCGTCTCTCGGCAGCCCCAGGAATCGGCAACCCTCTGCCCCATCTCATGTGCCGTCGTGTAGATGCCGGCGCACTTGCTCAAGAGTTCCTGAAGCACCGCACACGCCAGATGGGTCTTGCCGGTCCCGCATTCGCCGATGAAAACCATCCCTATGCCGGACTGGCGAAGCGCGTCGAACTTTGTGATGTAGGACTCGGCGATCTTGAGCACCTTCGCTTTCTGGTCGTTCCCATCGGTTCTGAAGGATGCAAGCGTTCTGGATCGGTACTTGGTCGGGATGGCCGTTCGGTCCAGCGTCTGCTCATACGAGCGGCGCTTTTCAAGCTCTTCACGTTCCTTTCGTTCGCGCTCTTCGTCTTCCTGCCGCTTCTGCAACTGGATCGCTCGGCACTTCGGACATCCGCTCGCATTCTTGAGCTCTCCCTTCAGGTAGGTCAGGTGCGAGATATACCGCCCATGCTCTGGGCATACCCGCTCCTCTTCACCCTCGGCAAAGCCCAACAGGCCTACCAAGCCCTCTGCTTTTTTCATGTTCTTTCCCTCAATCCACAATGATCGTTACGCCGTCGTCAGCGAGTTTTTCGGTTCTGCCTTCACCTCGGCAGCAGGCCTGAAGTCGCTCTCGGTATTCAGCCGTCTGGGTGACGTTCTGAGGCTTGCGGTAGTTGCTACCATTCGCCCTCGTCAACCAGGAGGCTCTGAAGCCTGCCCAGGCATTGGCGCAGCAATGCTCGATGACCTGAAGCAGCGTCATGTGAGCCTTCTCCCCTTCGGATCGAAGAAGCTCAAGCGCACTTTCAGTCAAAGCTCGCTTTTTCAGGGCGCGAATTTCTCCGAATTGCTTCCAGAGGTCATCAGGAACTTCAGCCGGCTTTTCGACCTTGATCCACTTTTTCCAGGCCTCGCCTTTCTTGGTTCTGGCTTTTGGCGGCGTGCTTCCCGACGCGGCGTCCTCATGTGTTTCTATTACGTGTTCTATTTCCCTGTTCTTATTACCTGTTACAGGCCCGTTTTTGGGACTTTGCAAAACCCCGTTTTCGGTACTTTGCTGAGTACCGTTTTTGGGACTTTCTAAAGTTCCGTTTTTGGGACTTTGCTCGACGTAAGTTCCTGATTTGGGACTTTGCAAAGTTCCGTTTTCGGTACTTTCCTTTTTGAACTCCCAGTCAGCGGGATTGAACGCCGGGAACGAGTAATAGATTCGCTGTTTCCCTTTTTCGCATGCGCGGCGCTTTTTGATGAAGCCCTTTTCCTCAAGCAGCTTCGTCGCAGCAAGCACCGTCTTACGATTCAGTTCGGTAGATTCCTCAAGCGTGTCGATGCCTGGATAGCACTCAACGTCATCCTTGTTGAGCGCGTTCGCCAGTTCAATCAGCACGAACTTCGCCGAAGCATTGCCAACCTTCTGACTACGCGCCCATCTTTCTGCGGCGTAGCTCATCGCGTCCCCTTAAAGTTCACGAACCTCTTTGAGGCGCATGACGGGGAGATGCTTATAAACCTCCCTGAGAAAAACGACACGCGCCTTCGGCATCCCACGCTTGCGCCACATGGCCACTGCAGCTGTAGAAACATCCGTCATGCGGCTAACCGCGTTCGTGCCACCCAGCGCATCGATAACGCGCGATGTAGTAGCTTGCGAAAGACGCTTTGGATTCTTCCGCTGGTTGCATTCACTCATTCGTTACTTCCTTGCGTTAGCAATGGGTTAAAAATTCACAACCAATACTAACACAAGTTAGTATTTTAAGGTTAGTTCCGCTAACTTCTTATTGTGCTAACCTTTGTTAGGTAGAAAGGAGGCCATCATGGACCGCTCTAAACCTGCTGAAATTGCTGAACGCTTGCGCTCTTTGCTCAATCGAGACGCAGGGCTGACGCAGGCCGCATTGGCGCGGTTCTGTGATGTATCCTCTGCGGCTGTTGCCAAGTGGTGTTATCAGGGAGTGATTTCGCCGCAAAACCTCATGCAGGCGGCGAAATTCTTCAACGTGTCACACGTATGGCTTGCGACCGGCGAAGGCGAAAAAGAAAATCGCCAGCCGGTGCGCTCTTGCTTGCCTAAAGAAGAAAAGACCCCGCCAGGAGTAGTCATCATTCCCGTGTACAAACTTGTTCTCTCCGCCGGAGACGGACACAATCCCGACTGGGAAGAAGTCACAGAATCTGAACCAATGTGGTTCCCGGAATCATTCTTCATCGCGAAGCATGTGAGTCCATCTGTCTGCAAGGTAGCCGAGGTGATCGGCGACTCTATGGAGCCGACCCTCTCGTGCGGCGACAAGATCCTGTGGGCAGAAGAGGTCGACAGCCGACCCGCAGCCGTCCCCGTCATCGACGGCCAGATCTACGTGCTGGCAATCGACGGCGCATATAAAGTAAAGCGCCTGAGGAAGATCAAAGACGGTCTGCTCGTCTCGTCGGACAATCCCGCCTACCCGCCCGAGCGCTACGTCAAGGAAGAATGCGACCGCATCCAAATCTTCGGCCGCGCTCTCCACGCCTCACGAGAACTCTGACAAATCTCCCACATCACACAAGCCCGGTTATGCCGGGCTTTTTTTTTGTTTACCTACGTTACTGTTTTTCTCCACCGAAGTTGACATAAGTCAATAGAACAACAAACTCCGGTTAGTTTTGACTTGCCTGCTTTGCTAACCTCGGTTAGTATCTGGTTACTAATTCGGAGTTAGCGTTTCGTGAACTTCAGTTAGGGCAAGACATACCCGCCAGGTCCATTGAACCCGACGGGCGAACAAGCGGACGCGTGGTGGCAGGTGTTGAGAAGCACGGAGCGGCGGACGTAGCTGATGCAGCCGAGAGAGGCAGAGGTCACGAAGACCCGAGCGGTTGCCTGCGGAAAACGCGGGACCGTGCACAGCAGAAAGTCGATTCAAGCGTTCTTGCGCATGTGTTCAATGCGTAGGGGACTGGCGCGAGAGCGCTTGGATGGACTTTCATAAAGATCACAGCCGTCTCGCGGGCACCCGCAAAGAGCGACACGCGGGACGGCTTATCAGGAGAACACAATGACGGACAAGGACAAGCTCGACTACCTCGAGTACATCAAAGACTTCATGGATGAGGCCGCTAAGGCCTACATCCGGGGCGACGACGATGCGTACATCGGTGCACTCAACTCCGCTGACGCCCTTCTGACTGGTTTGCTCAACGATGACGACGAGGAGGACGAAGAATGAAGCGCAACGACTTCGACGCCCGACTGGCGCATCACCTCCGTTCGATCGGTCGCGAGACCTGCAGCGAAGCTGATGTCCACGAGTACGCGCTCATGAGCATCGCGAACGCCGCCGCGCTCGCTTTCTACATGAAGACCGAGCCGACCGTCATCCACTGCCCCGCAGCGGAGAAGTACGAGCAGGTCGCCTGCAACGTCCAGTGCGTCCTGGACGAACTTCCGTAACGACTTCGAGGGCAAACGGCTTGACGCAGATATGAGCCGGTTCGTTCCTGTCGCACTGTGCCGCGACACTCCGACGAATCCCAAAGCCGGGGCATCTGCAGACGAGAGGCTTTTGCGTTCACCCCGGCTCCCTCACCCACCACAAACCCAAAAGACATTCACGCGCCCTTGCCCGTGCCATCACGAGCCGGCAGTTCTTCCGAGCGAGGGCGTCTGAATGTCTTTTCTTTTTTTTCGGAGGCGTCATGAAGCGCTTTATTACTTACCTCGACGACCTGGCGAAGCGGACCTACTTCGGCACGGACGGTACCGAGCCTCAGCGCTCTGGCGTACTCGGGTACCTCATCGATGGCCTCGAAGGCCTTCTCGGATTCTTCGGTCTCGTGATCCTGCCAGCAATGGCTGCGGCCACCCTCTATCACTGGATTTTTGACTAGGAGACAAACATGGCTTGGAACTACCCCGACGGCTGCGGACCTGACGACTACGAAAAGTGGTGCGGCCCCGACCCTGACGAAGAAGACGAGGACGAGGACGAAGAAAGTTACGACGAAGAGGACGAGGACGAAGGCGAGGTGCTCGAATGAAGGCAGAACCGCGCAAAAACCTGAGACCGCGCGAAATCGAGTACCTCACGCTCGTCGCGAAAGGTCTCAGACGACGCGAAATCGCCGAAAAGATGGGCATCGCGATAACGACCGTCAAGTACTACCACGAAGAAATGATGAGCGTGCTTTGCGCGAGAACTGCCGCAGAAGCAGTCTACAAAGCTTTTCAACGCGGGATTTTCAAGGTTACCCAATGAGCTACTCAGCCCCAGTCAAGACGATTGACCACATCCCCCAGGATTTCGACATGAAACGAATTACTCGAAAGCGACCGCTCGAGCAGCGGCGCGCAGCAAAGCAGGCTCGGCAGAACGTCGAGCCTTTTTCGTGTGAACGACCCTCGCTGATCTGGAAGGTCGTTGTTCTCGTAGGAGCGCTCGCAATTGTTGCGGCCGCGCTCTTTCAAGGAGTTTTGAATGGCAGCAATTAAGACTGCAGAGATGGAACGCGATACCTGGTTGCAAGAGCGCAGCAAGGGCATCGGCGGTTCAGACGTCGCAACTGTCCTCGGCCTCAACCCTTACAAGACGCCGCTAAGCTTGTGGGAAGAGAAGACCGGCAAGACCAAAGGCTCACCGGCAGGCGAAGCAGCCTACTGGGGAACAACGCTTGAAGACGTGGTTGCGAAAGAGTTCAGCAAGCGCACCGGCATGAAAATTCAGCGCGTGAACTTCCTTCTTTCGACAGGCGAAAACGGGTGGATGCGCGGAAACATCGACCGAGCGATTGTCAACGAACAGATCGCCAAGACGGTCCGCGTCAACAAGCCCGAGAAGGCTGCCGAAACAGGCCTCATGCTTTCGACCGACGTTGGCCTTGAATGCAAGACCGCCAACGCATTCATGGCCGACAAGTGGGGACCTTCGCAGGAAGCTGAGATCGTGTCCGGCAATGTCGTCACCGAGCACCAGATTCCGCTCTACTACGAAACGCAGATTCAGTGGTACATGGCCGTTACCGGAATCAAGAAGTTCTATGTCGCTGTTCTCATCGGCGGACAAGACTTCCGAATGTACGAAGTGCGGCGCGACGAGGACGTGATCAAAGCCATCGTCGAAAAGTGCCACGCCTTCTGGTTCAAGAAGGTCCTCGCTGACGTCCCTCCCGATCCGATCAATGCCGACGACATCAAGAAGCTGTACGCCCGCGATGACGGCGAGATGGTCGAGGCCAGCAACGATGAAGCGGCCGACATTGGCGAGTTGCGCACGATCAGAGAGCGCATCAAGGAGCTCCAAGACCAGGAAAAGGCCGTCGCAAACCGCGTGATTTTAGCCATCGGCGAGAAGTCAGGACTACTCATTGGCGGCGAGAAGGCCGTGACCTACAAGGCGCAGAACAGCTCCCGCTTCGCATCCACTGCATTCAAGAAAGAACACCCGGACCTGTACAGGGACTTCGTACAGACCTCCACCACCCGCATCCTTCGACTCGCTTAACACAAAGGAAAACCAATGTCCACAACTGATGTTCTCAAATCTCAGGTCGCACCTGCCGCCGAACAGACCGCCGTCGTGCAACAGGTCAAAGCCGCAACCGTCATCGACGTCGTGCGCTCGAAAAAGTTTCAGGCACAGATGGCCCTGGCACTTCCGAAGAGCATGACTGCTGATCGCCTGACGCGCATCGTCATGACTGAGTGCCGCAAGGCACCGGCTCTTCTGAAGTGCGCCCCTGAGAGCTTTTACGGCGCAGTCCTCCAGTGCGCTGCTCTCGGCCTTGAGCCAGGTTCCGCGCTCGGTCATTGCTACCTGCTCCCCTTCGGCAACGGCAAGGACAAGCAAGGCCGCCCGAACGCGCAGCTGATTATCGGCTACCGAGGAATGATCGATCTCGCCCGTCGATCCGGTCAGATCGTCAGCCTATCCGCATACTGCGTGCACGAACAGGACACCTTCAACTACAAGCTCGGTCTAGATCCGGACATCGAGCACATCCCTGCATCGGTTGCGGATCGAGGAAAGGTCACTCACGTCTATGCCGTCGCGAAGCTCAAGGGCGGCGGGGTTCAATTCGAGGTTATGTCTCGCGCCGAGATTGAAGCTGTGCGCAAGACCTCAAAAGCCGGCACCTCTGGCCCCTGGGCCTCGCATTGGGACGAGATGGCAAAGAAGACCGTCATTCGTCGCCTATTCAAGTACCTCCCCGTCAGCATCGAGGCCGTCCGTGCAGTCGAGATCGACGAGAAGTCGGACCGTGGCGAAGCAGTAACGCAGCAGGACTTCATTGAAGGCGAGTTCATAGAGAAAGGCACCGCTGCAGAGCAGTATCTCGAAGCCCCGGTCGTTGACGACGAAATCCACGAAAACAATTAACCCTTTATCTCTACAAGGAGAAGCTCATGCTTAAAAAAGCAACCTCCCATGAAATCATCCGGTCCGCTCTGTTCGACATCAACAATCAGTATGACAACCGGATCGACGACATCGACACTTCTCTCCTCGTCGAATCTGCTCTCTTGATCGCCTTCGAAAGCCACAAGAGCGAACACAAGGAAGTCCTCCAGAATATTGCCCATTCCGTCTGCAACTACGCACTCACAATCGAGCGCGCCAAAATCGAAAGCGACGAGATCAGCGCTCTGTTGTTTGCTTATGACGACACTGAAGAAAACGCTGAAGAAGAGGAGGAGTTCGACGAACAACCCACAGCTGAAACGGTGCCCGTTGAACAGACGCCCGCGTTTGATCCAGAAGCGTTGAAAAAGATCGCTGGCACGTCCATGACTGTTGAAGACAACGGCGACATTCGCTTGAGCTTCAAGCACCAGTAACCCACTCATGCCCCGCCTCGCGTGGGGCTTTCCGTAAGGAGGACAAGGAATGACGCAATGGAAAACGTATCCGGACACGACGCCGCCGCGCGGCTTGCCGCTCAGGCTCGAAGTCAAAGAAAAGGATCAAAACACTGGCACGCCGGAACCCTACTTCGGCAAGACCCTTTTTCAGGGGTTTGCGGTTTTCGACGGCCAAGACTTCATCCCGTTCGGCTCGTTCCACCGGCTGCCGATTTTTTGGGACGGCCGGCTAAACGCCTTTGGGCATAAGGATGTGACCGCCAGATACGCTCTGTGGGAGAACGAAGAATGAGCCAGACAGTAAAAATTGATGAGGCCGCTCAAGCCGCGATTGCCGAGATCGTCGGCATGCCATGGACAAAGGACTACTACGACAACACGCTTGACGAGGATCGTGACTTTCTCGCGCTTGTTGAAAGGAGCGGGGCCTCTGTAAGAGTCCTAGTCAAAGAAGGAGGATATATCGCCGACATGTGGCACTTCGAAGCCGAGCAAATCGGCCAAGCGATTCTGCGTGCGTCGACGGACGCAAAGGCTTTCCAGAAGGCTCAAACGGAGTGGGCAGGGGTACAGATGCAGCGCCTCAACTGCGAAATTACTGGCTCTCAGAATATGTGGGGCTACGGATTCTACGTGAACGGCAGGCATTATGAAGTCAACTTCACGACGAACGAGAAAGCCCGCACCTGCGTCATCTTGAACCAAGCAGCAAAGCCGATCTTCCAGAAGGTTACTGAGGGCGTGAGCAAGGTTTCGCAAGACGATGCGGCGTTCGTGCTCAAGACGTTCTTGCTATCGAAGATCAAGGAGAACGAAGAATGCCAGTCGAAATGAAAAAGGGAATTCGAAAGCGAATCGCTTGCATGATGGGCACAACACAAAAAGCGATCCGTGAGGCAGAAGCGGAATGCGATGGACGAGCGTTCATGTATCACGCAAAAGGTACGCTTTGCGGCTTCTACCTCCTCCACGTCCCTGTCAAGGGAAAGATCGCGCCAACGCTATTTCCGACTGAGTACTTCGTCAAACAGAAGGAGGACGAGGAATGAAGAACGAAAAAGTGCACCGACGCCGGGCGCTCTTCGCGTTGGAAGCCATCGAGGTATGCGCCACGTCGTGTCGAAAGGACTGGAAAGGTCGAACTCCTCCGACCATTGAGGAGGTCGATGCGGCCATCCGCAAGTTGTCCTACTGCGTCGGAGCGCTGAAGGACTATCGCTCGATCCGCATCCAGATGATGAAGGAGAAAGAGGAATGAAATACCAAGTTCGCGACGAAAAAGCGCGAAGAAAACTAGAAACGCTGTCTGGCGGCAAGTTCCACGAGCGACTGAACATGTACGCAGCCAACTTCGCAGAAGCTCACAAAGCCGGACGCGTGACGGATCAGGAGTTTGCCGATGGCATCACGGTCGGCATCTGGATAGGCGCCTGCCTCGCGCACGTCCGAATCGAGTGGCAGGACATTGAAGAGATCAAGGAGCAGGAATGACAAACCAAGACAACGAGCGGTGGCACTCATTCAAGAAAGAGCGTCCGGAACCCGGGCACTACCAGATCGAGCTCGTCTATCGCGAAGGATGCAAACCTTTCCGCTTGTACGCCTACTTCAACGGCACACACTGGTACGACGACCGCAACCGGCAACTGGACGTCAGCAAGTATCAGCTTTCTTTCCGTCCTTGGTGCGAGGACTACGAAGAATGATCGACGAAGAACTGAAAGACATTGCCAGACACTACGGGCGAGACCATCAGACGCTCAAGGCTGCCGAAGAGTTCGGAGAGGCTGCAACTGCGGCTTCACGTCTTGCGCTCGCCCGACAGGCCGAAGCATCCGGCGGCAAGTATCGGTGCATCACGGCGCTTGAAAACAACCTTGCGGAAGAGTGTGCCGACTGCCTCGTGATGATCGGTCAACTGCGCCTGTTGATCCCCGGTTTCAGCGCCAAGGTCGACCTAGCAATGCACGAAAAGATTGAACGACAAATCAACCGAATTTCAAAGGAACAACAATGCTGAACATCAACGAAGTGACCATTTGCGGCTGTCTTGGCCGCGACCCTGACCTCCGATATGGGACGAACAACCTCGCTTTCGTTTCCCTGGCCGTCGCCACAAACCGTAGAGTGAAAAACGCGGACGGTCAATACGAAAACGTCACAGACTGGAACACCGTCGTCGCCTTTGGCAAGACTGCCGAGACGATTGCCGAGTATCTGCACAAGGGGTCGCCGATCTGGGTACGTGGCCGTCTTCAAACGAGAAAGTACAAAGACAAAAACGGCGCCGACCGATGGGTGACGGAAGTCATCTGCGAACACTTCCAGTTCGTCCAGAGTGCGAAGGACCGAGCACAACAGCAACAGGCCGAACCGGCAAGACGTTCACGCGTGCAAGAACAAGCCCAGACCTATGACGACGGCGAAGTACCGTTTTAAGGAGAACCCATGAACGAAATCATCGCACTGAGTGCGGCAAACATTGGCGGCGAACAAATTCCGACCGTCAACGCGCGTGACCTTCATGCGTTCCTCGGCGTCAAGACCGAGTTCAAGGACTGGATCGCACGTCGAATCAAAGACTTCGGCTTTGTCGAGAACACGGACTTTTGCTCATTTTTGAGCGAAAGTTCTGGCGGTCGTCCGAGCAAGGAATTTTCCGTTTCCCTCGGCATGGCAAAAGAGCTGGCGATGGTCGAACGAAACGCGAAAGGCAAGCAGGCACGCCTCTACTTCATCGAATGCGAAAAGGTGGCCAAAGCCAAGGCGGCTGCGCCGGCACTGCCGGACTATCCAACGGCGCTTCGACAGCTCACATCCTCTTTGGAGAAGCAAGCAGCGCTTGAACACAAGGTCGCGGAGGACGCTCCGAAGGTAGCCTTTGCTGAGACAGTCGAAGCGTCCTACGGTGACATGCTCATCAGAGAAGCCGCCAAGACGCTCGGCTATCCAGCGACGCTTCTCTTTGACTGGCTACGCGCACACTCGTGGATCACAATGAAAAATGAACCTTACGCGGACCGCGTGAAGCAAGGCGTCCTGCGCCCTCGCGTGTCGAACTTCACGCACCCGGAAAAAGGACTGAGCGTGTCGATCACGGCGCACGTTACTCCGAAAGGGCTGTACAGGCTTTATCAGGCACTCCTGAAAGAAGGAAAGGTCACCAGGAATGAAAGACTTGAACAAACAGCAGGATGATGAAAAAATGATGACGGCGTCCAACAAGATTCGCGACGGCATGCGTTTTCGCGAGATGCTCTTTGATCCGGCAGTTCCTGACTATGCATTTCTAACGCGAGATGAAGTCATCGCCGCCTTTGATACATCAGAGCCGACACTTCGACGTTGGGCATTGGAAAGCGGCTTCCCGGACCCTGTAGCCTATCCAGGCATTACTGCGTACCCCATCGCAGCTCTACGCGAGTTCCTGAGTCGCGTAGCCAGAGAATCTCGCAACGCCACAAGCAAAAAAAACCGTTAGTCTTCTTTTTTTCGTCGGTGGGTCTTTTGGTGGGTCTTTTGACATTAAAGCCTCTACAACCGTTGCTACGCCTTAATTCATGAATTCCTCCCCTTCCGCCAGAATTCGAAAGGCAGAAAGCTTCGGCTTTCTGCCTTTTTT